TTCTCCTAGTACATAGTCCATGTAGCCATCTTCCATTTCATCATCTGGTAGCTGAGATGATTCTGCATTTGCTTGTTCTTCTGGAGTGAAAGTGTCTACTGGCATATCCATTTCAGGTGGTACTAGCATTGATGAACCTCCTTCTGCAAACACAGATCTATTTACTTCTTCTTTTGATGTTCCGCTTTCAACTTCTATGCTTTTTAGAACATCTACTACTTCTTCATTATCAAACTGACCTAGCTGTTCTTGTATACGCTCTGCTGCTTTAGGACTTTCAGCAGTTTTAAGAGCTGTAAGAAGACCTCTGATAACTTCTGAATTATCTTCCATTTCACCACCTTCTGCTTTAGCTTCACGATCCTTAAAAAAAGTTTTGTAGGTTGAATCACCTATTTTAAAATTATCTATTTTATCTTTTAAATCTTTAGGGATAAATTTCGTTTCTTGTGGAAACTTTTCATTGCTTCTTGCAAATCTATTTTTAATATCAAATTTTAAATCTTCTAATTCTTCTTTAGAAGTTGCCTTACTTAGTTGTTTAGCAGCTTGAATTACAGCTTCTCTATCAGTATATTCTCCATCTTCTAAAAGTAAGAATGCTGCACCTATATGCTCTTTAGCAGTAATACCACCTTCTGCTTTTCCTTTTCTAACATCAGTAGTGTATTCTGTACCCTTAAACGTAAAAGTTTCCTTACCTGCGTTGTGGGCTTTACTAAAAGCTTTTTCAAAGGCTGATGCTTCTTTAGGCGTGGGTTCTTTATCATTACGCATAAACCAAGCAGTAGTAAGAGCAGTGGTAGGAACAGTTAAAACTGCTGTGCCTAAAATTGAAAACCCTTTACCTCTTCTAGCTGACCTAGTAGTTGGTGTTCCTCCAAAAGCTTCGGCATCAGCCTGACCAGAGGTAGGCTTTGTTACCATAGCTCTGACTGTTGAAGCTACTTCCCCTAACAAAGAATCAGCTTTACCGCCTCCTGATCTATAACTATTAATTTTATCTGCATCTTTTACAAAACCTAGGGTTACATTTTCTTGCTCTGCAATTTCTTTGAAGGTTTCTTTTTTTGAACTTCCTAAAGGAGCGCCTTCAATTTTATCAATAACTTTGTTAAGTCTATTTTTTATTTCTTTTTCTGAATCATTTTCAGTGAATACTTTAGATATTTTTTTAGAAAGTTTTTCTATACCTTTACCCACAATACTTCCAAGACCATACTTGTCTCTGTCTAACATACTATTATTGGGCATCTTTTCTCTCCATTTCTGCTTTAACGCTTTCCTTTAACTGCTCTAGTTTAACCAGAGAATTCAGCTTCCCCTGACTGCGGTACAGCTCCAGTTCCGATGTTGCCACCGCCAGTACCTGTTGCTCCAAGGTCTTGGCTTTGTGGAGGTACTCCTTCATTGGCTCCCATAGCTCCGGGTTGTTCACCAGTGGGGCCAGCTTCCGCGCCAGTTGCTTGTCCAGCATTATTTTGCATTCCTATAATTTGAGCCATCAATGCTGCTTCTTCAGGATCGTTGATCAGTTCATCTGGATCAAGATCAAGACTGTAAGCGAGTTCACTGATTAGCTTGTTCATTTTAATGAAAGGTGCAATAGCAGGATTCTGTGCAGTCTGTAAGAACATTGTCAGTCGTTGACTTCTTACTTCTTTTTGCATTAGGCTATTAGTACCCGTAGCTTTTACTTCTAGATCACCTTTAACATCTAGCTTAGACTCTAGGAATTGCATGTTCCACTGGAAGTATGCTTCACCCATAGGCTTAAGTAAGAAGTCATCAAGATTCTTTATTACTGTTTTAATATTAAGAGATGCTGCGCCAAGTAGCATAGACATACCTGAAGCAGTTCGTGTCATACTTTGGACACCTGTTTGACCATGTGAATAGCTTGGGATACCTGTTTGTTCATCTGCAAGCTGTCTGAACTTATCAAACATCATCATGTTTTCTTGTGAGGTATTAGGAAACTTTAAGCCGTTGATAGCTGTTCCGGGCATTCCTGCTTGTCTGCGGAAAACCTTGCCGGGATATATTTCCATACTTTGACCACCCACAAGAGCAGTCTCGTCTACATCAAAGACAAGTGATCCTGATAACGCAAGGTTGTCTATTGCCATACGAGCATGACCATTCATGATCTTTTGAGAGTCATCCATGTTCTCTGCAACCCCTATGCCAAAAAAGCTATAAGGGTTACGCTCATAAGGAAAGGCATGATAAGGCAACCTGAAAGGCGTAAAAGGATTTATTACTGCTCTTAACATTTGACCGTTGCAGATCCAAGCGTTTACTTGTACTTCATCTAGGTCATCTACTTCCTCTGGTATATCCATACCAACTTGGCGAGCATACTCAGCGTCTATTACTCCCCAATACTCTAGAACTTCAAACTGTCCTGCACCTTCTTCGCCTGTGCGATGGTCATCTTTCAGCTCTTGTTCATAATCCTTTTCTTCGTAATTAGGCCCCATCATTAAGGCTTCACGAATTGCATCTTTATCAAAATATGGCATCTTCGCCAAAGATCGTATCTTAGTACGATTCATTCTGTGCCTATGAAATATATACTCTGCTTCGTTTATGTTTGTAGCATTAGGATCTGGGAAAAAATCCCATAAGCTGACAAACTCAATACGAGGGACGCGCACATCCACTGGAGAATATTTTCTATCTCCTTCTTCATTCTCTTCCCACCTACTCAGGGTCTTATTAAAGTTAAATGGCCCTTTTACTATGCCTGTGCCAAACAAGGCTGATTCAAAGAGAGCGTTACGTATTTCACTGGCTCCGTTTGATTCTTCTATCTGATCGTGTATTAGTTTTTCTAAACGTCTTGCGGCTTCTTTAGCCGGACTTACTTGAAGAGCTTGAGGACTAGGACTAGGCCCGTCAACTAGCTTTTCTTCTGCAGCTTCTTCAAGAGATGTTTCTTCAAAGCCTCCTGAGCCAAAAGTTGCTCCCGGCTTAAGAACCTTTCCGTCTCCTTCAAAACCAACATCATAAGGGTTAGCTTCTTCTTCTTTCTTAGCAGGAAACTCTTCGGCACTTGTTTCAATTCCCGGTAAAGGGTTTTGAGGGTCTAAATGAGCATACTCGCTAATACCTTCTGGTACTTTAGTTTCTGAGATACCAATAGGAAACTTATTAGCCCAAAGATAACATCAACTAACTGGCCGAAAGCAGCAAGTACTTTTGTCTTTGTTACTTTAACAAATATTCTAGATTTTTCAGATTCTCTAAAACGTACATTCTTACCATATAAACCACGATAGTTGTGGTAAGCTTCTAGCCATCGTCTTTCGTCTAAGTCTCTGGCGCTTTCTGCTTGCTCATAACGATCCATAATAAGACCAACAAAGTTATTACGCAAAGACTCTTCTAAAGTCAGTTGCATACCTTGCTCTTCTTCTACCTCTTCAAAGTATAGACCGTTAGCTGTTAGACTGTTTTGTTCTGACATATATTAATATCCAAAATCTGCATCTGCAGGTGTATAAGCTTGCTCAAGACGTATGTGCCTTAACTGAGCAAGAGGATCGTTTACTCTTGGCCTAGACATAATAAGATACCTTAAGGCATCATATGCGTGGTCAGGCGCATGAGTATCAACATCTTCAGGGTTTGACTTATCCAGAGGAATGCCTTGAAGTTCGCGTATCAGGCTGGGACAGCTACTAAATATTTGTATTCTTGGTCTTCCGCTTGGCTGTAACCTCAGGTATTCGTGAATCTGTATCTTACCCTGTATTCTATTCTTATCCGCTCTACGCAGCTTGTGACCTTGTCGTACTAATGTTTCTCCGACTGTTGGGCCTGTAGTACCTGTTCTAGACCAAGCTGCAGTATCTAAAACTCCTTGGACAGACATAGGATCTTCTAGTTCCATCTCTGTTATCTTATAGCCTAAATCTTCGCCAGTAAGACCCTTTTTATACAGTTCACGGTAGACTATCAATGTACCGTCACTAGGATCAATTGTAGCCCATATACAGGCTGATTCACTGGCGTAACCATAGTCAATACCTTTAACTCTGTCCCAGTGTATAGGGATCTCAAATGGTGGTATGACATGTTCTTCTATACTAAATTCGGTAAAAGCTGCCCCCTCGTTAACGTCCCAATTACCTTCTAATAGCTGCTTGCGTTGCGTAGGAGGCAAAGCTTTTAGCATCTGCTCGTAACGTCCATCCGTTGCTAAGAATGGATTGTCTTCTAAACGAGCGGGTATAAACTTACGTGTTAATCCATCTTTACCTACAAAGCTTTTGTCAGGTTCTGATGGTTGTATATACCTATTCTTTACCCAGTGTGCACCAACACCACCGGGGTTAGCAGTACAACGCATATAAGGCGTTATCTCGCTATCTGTTGTTCTTAGTCGTGAAGCTAAGTAATTCCAACTAAACTCAGTAGGAAGGTGAGTAATCTCATCAAAGCCTATCCAACTGTATGCTTGTCCCTGATAGCGATATACATCTGCATCTCTTTCAAGGAAGCCAAACTCTATCTTAGCACCGCTAGGGAAGTTCCAGAGCTTTTCTACTTCCCTATATTTACAACCGGGAAAAGCTTTTGGATATAATTCCCTTGACTTATCTATCAACTCTCGCAGTTCTGGCATAGACCTTCTAATAATTAAAGCCCTGTGAGCAGCTCTGTGAGCGTATCTGAGGGGGTCTACGAGCATAGCGTAGGACTTTCCACCCCCTGCAGCTCCTCCGTATAACACATCCGTCTCTGCGGCTGCTAGGAACTCTGTTTGAGGCCCTTCATTCGGAGCAAAAATAACATTGTCCTGTACTTCAGCTTTTACATTTTGAGGAAGTGTTTCTAGGTCAATAACCTTACCTTCCTTTGTTACAGCTTCTGCAGGCTCGTCAAGCTTTTTAAGTACTGTAGTCTTTCTTTTTAATTGAGTCTTTGCTTTAGTCAGCTTCTTTTCTAAACTTTTAACAGTGTCTTTCTTTTGGTTAAAAGCTTTCTTAGCACTCATCTTAGCTTTAACTTTAGAGTGATAAGTGTACTGTCTAGTTGCTTTACCACCTGATTTCTCTAGGTAGTTCTTTAAGGTTTGATGCGATATCTTTGCATCGTCTCCTAGTTTACTTCTTATAAATACTAGACCCTCTCTTAAGGAGGATATAGATTCGTCTAAAAGACCATTGACAGCTTCTTCTAAAACTTCTAAATACCCCGGAATAGCCTCCAACATATTAGTTTCTTTGTTGTGAGTATATCCAAAAGGTATTACGCCTCTGCCTTTGGGCTTAGTCTTCGGGTATAGTGTATTCTGCGTCATTATCAACTGTTACTGCTGCTTTAGCAGGTAGAATAAATAAAGACCCTTGGCTAGATTCATCTACCTTATGATTTATGTCAATGCGGTCAGCTTTTCCTAAGCCTATACGGTCTAGGATAGTCTGAGCAGCTTGTATCTTCACATTGGACTGTGGGATAGCATGTTCTGCTTCCATTACTTCTACCAGCTTAAAAGCTGCTTTAGGTGCAGATTGTGCTAGGACATCAGAGGCTAAGTCTATCATTTCTTGTTTAAGTGCTTTTACGACTTGAGGATAGCTTCCTTCGGAGTAACCTGCCAATTCTGCTGCTTGTTTTGGATCACCTCCTGTGGTAAGTAGGTTTTCTAAAAAACTCTGCTGCTTTTCCGTATACTCTCTTTCTGTCTTCTGAGAGCTACGAGGTAAATATTTAGATACATGTTGAGTCATGAGATACAGTATACAGCAGTATTAAGCAGTTGTCAAGTAATATTTTATAAATTTCTTACGGAATCTTGTTTTTTAATTAACAATGAAAATAACACTTGACAGAATAACAAATCAACTGTATACTAAGTAAAGTACTTTAAAGCTTTTACCGATAATAAGTCCTATACAACAACTATAAACAACACTTTAAAGCTTTAAAAGCTTTTAAATAGAGAGCGCAACTGTTTCTACCCCTTCTAAAGCTTCTACCCCTGCACGATGATATCTTGTTATTATCCCCCTTCCTTTCCCAAGATTCCCAATATTGACAGCTTTAAAAGTTTTGAAAATGTACGAGCATGTATATATATATGGGGGTAGGGGCATGGCTACCTGCGTACCCGTCTAAAGCTTCTCAATCTTCAAAAGCTTCTACCTTTTATACACGTAAAACCACCAATGCGAATGCTTCTCATTTTTAAAAGCTTTAAAAGTTGTGCAATGCAGCAAAATAGTGCGCGTATTTTAAAAGCTTTCGGAAGCTTGCAAAGTGTTCCACGTGAAACCATGACAATATTTTTTGAAGGTTTAGAAGTTTAACAATCATTACCTATATTTCTAAAACTTCTAAAACTTTCAAACCTTTTATCCTTATATTCCAAATGGTTATAGAATATTCTCACCTATTCCCCATAGTCCAACTATTAATCCTCATATATTCCAATCTGGAATAGTTTTAAAGTTTTAAAACCTCCACGATATCTCCACTTTTATTCCATAACTTATCCTTTTTTTGTTGGTTTAATGGTTGCTCATTAAGTAATACAACATAGCAAAAAGGGAAAGGAATATGACACATTGGGAAATAGAACATAACGGCGAACATTTACGTATCGAGTGGAACAATAGCGCAACATTCAACTTTCAGTATCCAGTCGGTGGTATATGGGCTGACTATCATTGTTTCACTTGCTATGGCATAGAAACAGAACAGGAAGCAATAGAGTGTGCTATTGAGGCATTAAACGAACTACAAACAGATGAGGCATAATAGCATGATTACATTATACGACATAATCGAGAGCGATAAGATAAACGACAAGGCTAAACAATGGGCGTTAGAAAATATAGAGTACTTAAACAAGCCCATGAAGTTATTCGGCTCATCGCAAAAAGTAGAAAAAGGATCAGATAAGTTTAATACTTATATCTTATATCTACAGCCCGCTGATAAAGTAGCGACAAAATCGCTTTGTGTATTCGCGGATAGTGCAGGATGCAAAAAGCCATGCTTAATTAGTAGCGGACAGTTAGGAATGTCAGTCGGACAGAATGCCGCGACTAAACGCACGATACTAATGTTATTACGCCCGGAATGGTTTAATGATCAGTTATTACTTGAAATTGATAGGGCAGAATCTAAAGCTTTACGGGACAATATACCCGCTTTATTTAGATTGAACGGGACAAGTGATATTGATTTTGATGGTATTATAAAGCAGCGTCCTGCTAGTATGTTTTACGATTACACTAAAGTATTAGGTAGGGTTAGAAAAAATAAGCTTGCCAATTATGATTTAACTTTTAGCGGGTCAATGTATAGTGATCAATCTAGAGCCGCATTGAAAAAAGCAGTGAAGCGTGATTACAGGATAGCTATAGCAGTCAACACAAAAGGCATTAAACGTGATCCGCTACAAGTACCGACAAGCTTTATGTCGTTCGATAAAACCGATTTAAGACATCTTGACAAAGCGGGTATTGGACTGTTAAAACGTAAAGGTTCCAATATATCAGAGAGAATAGCAGAAAATTCAAAAGCTAATTCATTCTTTGTGACTGGTGCTAATGTGAATGCTTTTGTTAAGATAATAGCGACAACTGCAGCAACAATTTAAAATAAGCGACCTCAGCATGTCTTTAAACTGCTTAAACTTTAAACAATTTGGAGTAAATGAAATGTTAATACATAAAGTGTCACCAATAACAAACAAGCTCAACGCAATGGAGATAGATGTTACATGTTCGCAAATTTACGATTGGGAAGTTGAGGGTATGTTAATTCAACAGGCTATGCCTAATCTAACTTCAAGGGAACGTGATTTTATCAGCATAGGCATTGGCCCACAGGA